GATGAAACTGCTTTAAATAGGTACTTTTTAGATCACGAACCTGAAATTGCATTAACCCCTAGTTATCACTATCCAGAGAACTATTCAAATTATGTTGCAAAATGGAGACCGTATAAATTTTCTCCTAAAATTATGCTTCTAGAAAAGAATCATAAGGAAGTGCGATGATTACTTTTAGTCAATTAGGACAATGGGGCAGGCTGGGAAATCAATTATTTGAAGTAGCTACCACTATAGGTCTTGCTTTAAAAAATAACGATTTTTATGGATTTCCTAAATGGAATTATTCTAATTTTTGTAATTTAAAAGACTGTTATTTTGATAATTTAAATATATCAAATATATATCAGGAGCCTTTTTTTCATTATAAAGAGATACCTTATAATCAAAGTTTAGATTTAAGAGGATTTTTTCAAAGTTATAAATATTTTGATGATTATAGATATTTTATATTAGATGCGCTTGTTCCTAATATGCAAATTGAACCAGAAACTGATTTGTGTGGGATTCATGTTAGAAGAGGGGATTATACAAATTTACAAGATTGTTATCAGCAGCTAGATATAAATTATTATAATCAAGCCATGGAAGAAATTAAATCTGATAAATATATTATATTTTCAGATGATATTGAATGGTGCAAAAAACATTTTATTGGTAGCAAATTTGAATTTTCCGAGGGTAAACAGCCGCATGAAGACTTAGCAATCATGGCAAAGAGGTGTGATAATATGATTATTGCAAACTCTTCATTTTCATGGTGGGGAGCATATTTAAATACAAATTTTGGTAAAAAAATCATCGCTCCTAAAAAATGGTTTGGTCCAAAGTTACCTCATAATACTAAAGATTTAATTCCTGATAATTGGATTAAAATATAAGGAAGAATATATATGGAAAATATAGATGCAGAAAATAAAAATCCAATAAATGAAAGTAATTTAATTCATATTAATTCGGATCAGGAACAACTTGATAAGTGGACAAGTGGTCAATATGAAAAACTTCGATACGAATATGATTTAAATTCAAATAGTGTTTGCATTGATTTGGGCGCTTTTCATTGCGAATGGGCGCTAAGCATAAGTGAAAAATATAATAGCCCTACTATACACGCTTTTGAAGCGGTGCCATCAATATTTGAAATAGGTCAGCAAAATATAATTAATAATCCTAATATTAAATTATATAATTATGGGGTAGGTGGTTCTAATTATCAAGCAACGATAAATATCGGACCTGCTCTTGGAGTTTCAACTTCTCTTTTTATTGAGTCAGAAAATAAAATGGAAGTAAATATAAGATCAATTAAAGAAGTATTTCAAGACTTAAACATTTCAAATGTAGATTTAATGAAGATAAACATAGAAGGCAGCGAATATGAAGTCCTAGAATGCCTTATTGATAATAATTTGCATTTAAATATAAAAAATATTCAAGTTCAATTTCATAGACTTGGCGATAACTATCTTGAAAGATACAAAAAAATACAAGAAAATTTATCAAAAACTCATAAATTAACTTATGAATTTGCTTTTATTTGGGAAAATTGGGAATTAATTTGAACAAGAAAAGAGTAATAATATGGGGGCATAAGCTGCATTCTCACACATCTTCTTATGTTCATTTTGGATTCTATAAGGCTTTTAAAGCATTAGGATTTGATGTTTATTGGTTTGATGATAGTGATGATGTTGCAGAATTCAATTTTGACAATTGTATATTTCTAACAGAAGGTCAAGTTGATAAAAATATACCTCTAAATAAAAGTTGTAAATATATTTTACATAGTGGAAATCATGAAAAATATTTAAATTTAAAAAAAATTAATATTCAAATTTTCCATAATTTTATTGAAGCAGACCCTGTTCCAGGAACTCATCCTACTTTTACTACAAAAAATAAAATAACAAAAATTAATCCATATACTTACTTGACTGATGAAACTATTTACCAGCCATGGGCAACAGATCTTCTTCCTGATGAAATTAATTTAGATGAGGCGAGGAATGAATTAAATAATAAAGACTGTATTTGGATTGGTACTTATGGAGACAGGATTAGTGAATATCAAAACAGCATTGAGTTAGATTTATTTTTTGATGAATGTAAAAAAAATAAAATCAATGTAAAAATAATAGATCCTTGGAAAAATCCAGTTTCTTTTGAAGAAAACAAAAAGATGGTCAACGAATCCTTTTTAGCGCCAGCAATTCAAGGTCCTTGGCAAATAAAGCATGGATATGCTCCTCAATGTAGAATTTTAAAAAACATTTCTTATGGTCATATGGGTATTACAAATAACCCTCATGTTAACAATCTTTTTGATAATTTATTGGTGTTTGACCATGATCCTGCTAGATTATTTTATAAAGCAATTGAAAGAAAAAATAATCCAAATATAATTAATGATATAAAATTTTTAATGAATGAAGTAAAAAATAAACATACTTATGCTAATAGGGCAAATGTAATATTGTCCGTGTTGGAAAATTTATGAAGTCTGGTGTAGTTTTATCTGGCAATTTAAGAACTTTTTTTATGCCAAATAGAAAAACAAATATTAAATTAATTGATTCTTTTGTTAAAAACATTTTGGCGCCAAATAATGCAGATTTATTTATTTATGCAGATACAAATGATTTTTATTTTGATGACATTCAGTATTTTTCTACTGATAAAAAAATTGAAATATTAAATAATTATACTTGCAGGCTTCATGATAAAATTAACTTTATTGATTCTGAGAGCGCAAAATTAATTATTTTAAATCAATTTGAAGTTTTGCAACCTTATTTAAAAGAGGTAATAGTAGAGACACCTTATGATATAAATAAAGATATTAAATTTAATAATATTAATAAGTTGAATATAACTGGAAATAATCCAGCTTTAATTGTGCATCAGCTAAGAAAATTGAAATTAGCTTATAATTTACTTAAAAAGTATGAAGAAGAAAATAAATTTAATTATGATATTTTATTAAAATGGAGATTTGACAATTCTTCTGATGAAAATTTTTACTTTAATTCTTATAATTTTAATAATGTAGATATTTATGTCCCAGGAATACACTCTCCAATTATTTATGATTTTTATGCTTTAGGAGAGAGAAGAATTATGGATTTATATTTTTCTTTATATGATAGAATTGGTGATTTTTTATCTGAGGGCAGAGTATATATTTGTAGTCAGTGCAAATATTTTGGATCTGAAAACGATCATAAATGTTCCACAGACAATGAAATATATGAAATATCTTTATCCGTAGAATATCATCTGTTTAAAATATTTAAAGAAAATAATGTTAAACTAGCAAATGCTAGCTACCCATCTTCTCCATATAGGTATAATGATAATAATTTATCTATTGATAAATTTATGAAAAATTTAAATATAAACGCCACAGTAATTACTTATAATCCAGGAAATGGATACTATGAAACCTCCTATAATAAACAATAATAATGAAGCTCCTTTTATTATAGGGATTGCCGGTGAATCCGGGGTGGGCAAATCTACCTTGACGGAGGTTATTTCTTTATATTATGGAATAGAGGATGTAACTATTTTAAGCACAGATGATTTGCATAAATGGGAAAGAAATGATCCTGCCTGGGATAACATTACTCATTTAAATCCAGATGCAAACAATTTATTTTTAGGAGATGAGCATTTAAAAGAATTGTCGCAAGGAAATTCAATTTATCGATCTGTTTATAATCATAAGACTGGTAAATTTAATGAACCAATTCAGATTCTTCCTCAAAAAATTGTAATAAATGAAGGGCTGCACGCTTATTATACGGATTTTAGTAAAAAAATTACTAATTTAAAAATATTTGTAAATACTGATGAAGACTTGAGAGTCCATTGGAAAATAGTGAGAGATACTCAGGAAAGAGGGTATACATATGAAAAAGCAATGCAGGCAATAAACAAAAGAAAAAAAGACGGTGAGCTAATTAAAAATTCTCAAATAAATTCTTCTGATATAATTATTAATCTTTCTTTAAAAGAAAAAATTCAAAATATTGGAGATAAAGATGAAGAAATTGCTATTGATTTAAATGTTGAAGACAAGACTAATCAATACTTTTATCTTTGTAAATTTATTAAGAACTATTTTTTAAATTTAAATAATTTTATAAAAATATCCGAGAGTTTTGGCAATGATATTGAATATTGCCAAGATACTGGTGGTAATATTTCTTTTAAAATTTCGGACGAGTATTTATTAATAAAATCTTCTGGATATTCTTTAAAGAATATTTTTAAAACCAAAGGTTTTTCTGTTTTTAATTTTTTAAAATTTAAAAATAACAATATTAGCAGCGATTTTCAATTAAACAATTTGTTATCTGACTGTTTGCCTTTTTATTACTATAAAAAACCATCTATGGAAACAGGATTTCATGCAGTATTAGATACATACATCATACACCTCCATCCCATTTATATTACTTTTCTTTTGTGCTTAGAAGAATCTATAGAAATAATTAAAAATTTATATTCAAGCTATAATTATCAATATGTTGAATATAGCTCTCCAGGATTTTATCTTTATGAAAAAATAAAATTAAAGTCTGAAAAAAGTAAAATTTATTTTTTAGAAAATCATGGTATAATCGTATCCTCGAATAATATTGAGGAATCGGTAAATATTTTAAAAGAATTGAACAATATTGCCAAAAACTTTATCATAAATAAAAACAAAATAAAAAAATTTAAGTTAAATTTAAATAAAAACATAAAAAATAAAAATAATTTTTTATTTCCAGATGCAGTTATATTTAATGAAAATTTGAGTAAAAAAGAAACTTTGCTTGTTCATGATTATATTATAGAGCATGGACCTAAAATAGGAAATTTAAGATATTTAAAAGAAGCAGATGTTTTATATTTAAAAAATTTAGAATCTGAAAAATATAGGAAAAGTTTATGAAAGTAATTATACCCATGGCGGGCACGGGGGATAGATTTGTTAAGAAAGGCTATGTTGACCCCAAGCCTTTAATTAAAGTTAATCAAGATCGTATTATTAAATATATTTACGATATGTTTGATAAAAATGATGAAATTATTTTTATTTGTAACGAGGGTCATATAAAAAATACTAATATGAAGTTCATTTTGGAAGAAATGGTTCCAGGATGTAAAATTTTTACTATTCCAAATCATAAAAAGGGACCGGTATTTACTTTATTAAGTTTAAATATAAATGAAATAATAAATGATGATGAGGAAGTAATTATTTGTTATTGTGATAATCCTTATTTATGGAATTATAGTCATTTTAAAAATTGGGTAAAAGAAAATGATAGTGATGGATGTATCTTGAGTCATATAGGCTTTCACCCTCATCGATTAAGCCCCACTTTTATGGCGCACATAAAAGAAAATAATTTATTAGTTTCTGAAATTAAAGAAAAAGAGCCTTATACAAACGATCCTGTAAATGAACATGCTTCTACTGGAACTTATTATTTTAAAAAAGGATCTTATATTAAAAAATATTTTAAATCTTTGATGGATTTAAATATTAATTATAATGGAGAATTTTATGTTACTTTGGTATATAATCTCCTAATAAAAGACAGTTTAAAAGTTCATTGCTACCCAACTGATTTTGTAACTGTGTTTGGAACGCCAGAAGAGGTGGAAAATTTTGAGGCGTGGCAAACTTTATTAAATAGCACCCAAGTTAAAAGTGAAGAAGATTTGATCAAGACTTACAGATATTGGAAGGCATATAATGAGGCGAGAAGTTCACAGTAAGAATAATACAAATCCAGTTGCATTTGTTGATATTGATGAGACTATTTGTTTCTATGAATCAGATAGAGTCTATGAAGATGCAGTTCCAAATTATGAATATATAAATAAAATAAATAAATTATATGATTCTGGTTGGAAAATTATATACTGGACAGCTCGTGGAAGCTCTGATGTCAATAACATTGAAAGATTAAATTATTTAAGAGACCTGACCACAAATCAATTAAATTTATGGGGTGCAAAATTTCATGAAGTAAAAATGGGAGATCAAAAACCTTTATATGATCTCATTATAGATGACAAAGCTAAAAGAATAGAAGAGATATGATTTATAAAGAAGAAGAATTAAATAAAATTCCAGACTTACATGCCAAAGCCTTGCATTATGTTTTTGAAAATGATTTGGTTAAAGATGATGGTCTCTGGCTAGAGTTTGGGGTCCATGCAGGTGGAACAATTAACAGAATGGCAAAATATACTTCTAAGAGTATAATTTTTGGATTTGATAGTTTTGAAGGTCTTCCTGAAGATTGGTCAGGTAGAATAGAGCCAAATAAAGTTACTTATCCTAAAGGAGCTTTTTCTTTGGGTGGAAAAATGCCACACGTAGCGCCAAACGTGAGCTTAATTAAGGGCTGGTACAAGGACACTTTGCCGGAATTCATTAAAAATAATAATACAGGCATCTCTTTTATTCATGTTGATTCTGATATTTATTCGTCTGCAAAAGACATATTTTTTTACACAAAAAATAATATTAAAAATAATTGCATTATTGTTTTTGACGAATTGGTTGGGTATAACAATTTTGAAAATCATGAATGGAAAGCCTGGTGGGAGTTTGTCGAAAGTAATCATATTGAATTTGAATGGATTGGTGGAAATAAATCTGGAATGATTAATTATACCATTGATAAACAATTTAGGTTTGATGGGGATAGACCTGACAATGAAAATGTTTCGCCATCGATTGAAAACGTCGCAGTTAAAATTATAAAAAATCCACAATTTAGAGGGTAATTATGTCATATGTTCTAATTTCTCATAGAGGAAATGTTGACTGTAGTTATCATCAAGAAGAAAACAGCCAGGACTACATTCAAAAAGCTATAAATTTAGGCTATGATGTCGAAATAGACGTTAGAAAAATAAATGATAAATTATTTTTGGGACATGATACTCCAGATTATGAGGTGTCCATAGAGTGGTTATTAGAAAGAAATAATAAATTATGGATACATACAAAAAATTTTGAAGCATTAAGTTTTTTAATAGATTTTAATTTAAAAACTTTTTATCATCAAAAAGAAAATCATACTATTATTAATAGTTGTAATTTAATTTGGTCTCATGAATTATCTGAATCTAATGAAAAATCTATAATACCTTTACTATCTTTAGAAGATATTAATAATTTTGATAATAAAAAAGTTTATGGTATTTGTTCTGATTTCATTTCATTTTTAAACAGGAAATAATATGAAAATAGCATTGTTAATCTCCGGTCTTCCAAGATGGGTAGAAAAAGGATTTGAAAATATTAATAGGACATTAGTTCAGCCAAATAATCCTGATATTTTTATTCATACTTGGAATGATTTGGATGGGACTTTAAATTATCCTATAAATGAATTATATAAGCCTAAAGTTTTAAAATCAGAAAATCAAAAAAAATGGACAAATTCTCATATGAATTTGGACCGTATGATGGCATCTCATGCTCGAAGCTATGCAAGAGATAAATTTGTAGAAATGCTTTATAGCTCTTGGTACAGTATTCAACAAGCCAATCTATTAAAAGAGCAGTATAGATTAGAAAATAACTTACAATATGATTATGTTATTCGTGCGAGATTTGATTTATATTTTCATGACGTTGTAGATTGTAAAAATTATTCTCCTAAAGCATTGAACGTTTCTAATAAGTGGCTTCCAGATTTGGAAATGACGGATGATAGATTTGCTTTTGGATCTAATGAAATTATGAATGCTTACGCTTCTGGTTTTAACTTTTTAGATTTTATTCAAAGTAAAAGACATTTATCTGATGGCATTTTTTGTGGCGAAACTTTGGTATATGAAGTGTGCAAAATGTCAAATATTGGAGTAAATAAAATTACCAATTTAACTTGTGATAATCTGAGTCATTTAATTGCAAAAGGTGCGGTTTAATATGTCAAGACAGAAGGTGGCAATATTTTTAAATGGAAATCATGGCGATGTCATGACTGCTATGTCTGTGTTAAAATACAAGGACATTATTTGGGAAAATAAAGATATTGTTTGGTTTTGCTCAAAAAATCATGCAGACGTCTTAAAATTTGCCCCTGTAGAAGTTAGAGAATGGGAAGACTTTACAGAACTTATTGTGAATAAAAATCCAGATAATACTTTAAGACATGATCTTAAAGTTAAATTTTCGTCATTAGACGATATAGATATTGGATATTTTCCTGCTCCTTGGATGTATGAGCCATCAGACCCTAATAGAAATGGAATTGATTATCCAAATATTTCTAAGCGTGTGTTTGGTATAGATCCTTCTTGGGCTTGGCATCCGACCTTATACTTTTCTGAAGAGGAAAGGCAAATGGTAAAGGATTTTTGTTCTAAGTTGCCGTATTCAAAAACAATTATGATGGAGACCGACTGCAGATCAAGTCAATCTACCTGGGATGATTCTATGACTCAAGAAACAATGAGAATTTGTAGGGAAAAATTAGGTCCATGTAATTTTATTTTTGCATCTGCGGAAAAAGATATTTCCAAATTTTTAGATGGTCATAGCTCGGTTTCATGTTCTCATTTTACAGTTAGGCAAACTGCATTGGTGAATAATTATAGTGATTTATTTATTGGTTTATCAAGTGGAATATCTGTAGCAACAAGCTGTTGGGATAACAAGCCTACTCCTAAAATACAATATACTAGTAATTTTGCTTGTAGTACTGTGTCTTTGGCAAATGGACCAATAGAACTTATTGAAATACATGCTTTGCCTAATCCTAAAAATAGATACTATGAATCTTTAAGAAAAGTTTTAAATACAATTTAATTGTAAAAAGGTTTTATGATAGAATTATTTAGTTTGGGCGAACTTTATGTATCCGATTTCATTTCTACCGACGATCAGCCTCGTGGTGGAAAAGTTGAAATGAAGATGATGCTTACTGATGATGGTAATGTTCGACTGGAAAAAAGCGCCCCATTAGATACAATGTATGGTAAATATTGGTATCGTTCAGGTACAAATTCTTCTATGAAAGAAGAGTTGAAATCAATTGTTGATTCTATTCTCAAAGTCAAAAAAACAAAAGAAAATGATATTTGGCTTGACATTGCCTGTAATGACGGCACTTTATTAAGTTTTGTACCAAATAATTTGATTAAAATAGGTATAGATCCCGTAGATGATTCATATAAAAAAGAATCTGAAAAACATGCCAATGTAATTGTTCAAGATTATTTTACTGCAGATAATTTTAAATCTACAAAATATGGATCTTTGAAGGCAAAAATTGTTACTTCAATTGCTATGTTTTATGATTTGGAAAATCCAGATGTATTTATAAATGACATCTATGATGTTTTGGATGATGATGGTCTCTGGGTCTTACAATTAAGTTATACCCCTCTTATGATTGAACAAATGGCATTTGATAATATTTGTCATGAGCACATTTATTATTATTCATTATTTAATTTGCAAAAGTTATTTCAAAAAAATAAATTTAAGATAGTAGATTGTCAATTAAACGATACTAACGGCGGCTCTTTTAGAATATATGCAATGAAAGATGTTGGAGACGTAAAGACATTTGCAAACCAACCTTATAGAGACGTTTGTGATTTTAGAATTAAATCTTTATTATCTTATGAAAAAGACTTAAAGCTTGATTCGGTAGATACTTGGAGAAATTATTTTAATAAAATAAATGAATTAAAAGAGCAAACGGTTTCTTTTATTAAAAGCGAAAAAGCTAAAGGCAAAAAAATTTGGGGCTATGGAGCTTCTACCAAGGGAAATACTTTGTTGCAATATTTTGGCTTGGATCATACTTTGATTGATGGGATAGCTGAAAGAAGCATATATAAATTTAATCTTAAAACTGTTGGAACCAATATCCCAATTTATTCAGAAGATGAGATGAGAAAAGCAAAACCGGATTATTTATTAGTTTTACCTTGGCATTTTATAAACGAATTTTATCAAAGAGAGATAGATTTCTTGGCAAATGGTGGAAAGTTTATAGTTCCATGTCCTAAATTTGAAATTATAGGTATTAAATGAATTTAGTAATTGGAAGTACTTCTCAACTATCCAATTATTTTCCAAGAGAATATCTTAAAATTTCTTCTAGAGACATTGATTTTAATCAATTAAAAAATCAGAAATGGGATTCAGTATATATAACTTTCGCAGAACAGAGAATTTATGATGAAAATATAGATTATATTTATCCAAATTATTTATATACTTTGGATATTATAAACTCATTATTAGATGCATCAAACAAAATAGTATGTTACACTAGCTGTGAGTTATGGGCTCAATGCGCTGGAAAAATATCTAGCTCAACTGAGCCCAAATTTAGATTAATAAATAATGATTATACAATATCAAAATTATTATTATTTAATAAAATTAAAAATTTAAGAAAATACAATGAGGCGTATAATAAAGTAATCTTTATGCATCCATTTTATTTTAATTCTATTCATAGAAGTAATTATTTTTTATTTGGAAAAATATATGATTCAATTATAAATAAAAAGAAAATTCAAGTTGGCAATTTAAATTTTTATCGAGATATGGTTCATGCTAGTTTTATTGTTGAGCAAAGCATGTCTTCTACTCAAGATTCTGTTGTTGGAGCGGGTAGGCTCTTTAATGTAAGACAATTCATACAAGATCTTTACAAGATTAATAACGTGGATTTTGATTCTTTTGTTATAGAAGAGTCCAAGCATTTATTAGATAATCAAAAATTAATTATGGCAGATGTCGTAAATGATTACACATATGAAAAATTAATTTTTGATACTCAGCAAGAAATATTGAACTATAAATAGGTTTATATGGAAACTATAGGTAATTTAATTGACAAATTAACGGTTGTAAATATTAGAATTTGGATGGCGGAAGATATTAAAAGAAATGCTTCCGCATCAGATAAGGAAATTGCTGACGCAACAAGGCTTACCAACATTGCCAATCAGCAAAGAAACGATTTAATTCAAGAGATTGATGAGCATTTAAATCATATGGTTAATACTGGAAGTCTTCAAAAGTTGTATAAGCAAGGCTCCACGAAGATGTATGGCAAAAAGTAAAGGCTTTTTATGAGGATCTTAATTACAGGCGGGGCAGGCTTTATTGGTAGCCATCTCGCGGATAAGTTGTTACAATTAAATCATGAAGTTTTTGTCCTTGATGATTTGTCTTCTGGTGATTTAAATAATTTATCTTCAAGATGTAAATTTTTTGAAGCTGAAATATGTGATAAAAATTCAATTTCGGAAATTTTTGAAAAAATTAAACCAGATGTTGTTTATCATCTAGCAGCGCAGATTAATGTAAGAAAATCTATTACCGATCCTGTTTTAGATGCAGAAATTAATACTATTGGAACATTGAACATTTTAAATGAATGTGTTAAACATAAAGTTGAGAAAATTATTTTCTCTTCTTCTGGTGGGGCTATTTATCGAGATGATAATGATTTTCTTAAAACAGAAAATTCTGTAATTCAGCCAGCTTCTCCTTATGGAATTTCTAAATGGACAGGCGAGCAGTACATTAAATTCTATAAAGAAATTTATGGTTTAGACTATACAATATTGAGATTGAGTAATGTCTATGGACCAAGACAAAATAGCAAAGGAGAGGCTGGTGTTATTTCTATATTTATTAATAATATTAAAGATAATAAGTCTCTAACTGTTTTTGGCACTGGGGAACAAATAAGAGATTATATCTATGTAGAAGATGTTGCAAATGCCATGGAGCTATCCTTAAGAGTGTCTGGTATATTTAATGTTTCTACTGGAAAAGAGACAACAGTTAATCAGCTTGTTAATAAAATATGTTTAGAATTTAATTATGACGCCGTAACATACGCTCCCAAAATTGAAGGTGAATTATTTAGAAATTGTCTATCTTCTAAATTGCTGCAGTCTTGTGGGTGGCAAGCCATGCATGACATAGATTCAGGGCTCAATAAAACAATAAAATATTTTAAAAATAATTGAAAGAAATTATGAAGAAAGTTTTAATTACTGGCGTTACTGGTCAGACAGGATCTGTTTTAGTTGAAAAATTTTTAGAACAAAATTTTCAAGTTCACGGAATGATTAGAAGAAATTCTAATTTTAATACTAGAAGAATTGATCATGTTTATAATCATCCTAATTTGAAATTATTTTATGGAGATTTAGCAGATTATGGCTCTATTTGTTCAGCTGTATCTGATTTAAAACCAGATTATTTTATTAATTGCGGTGCTCAATCTTATGTAAAAGCATCTTTTGATATTCCTGAGTATACATTTGATATTGATGCTACTGGAACTATCAGATGTCTTGAGGCAATAAGAAAGTTTAGTAAAAATACTAAGTTTTTACAATGCTCCACTTCAGAGTTATATGGTTCTACTCCGCCCCCTCAAAGCGAAGCTACGCCATTTCATCCACGTTCTCCTTATGGAGCTGCAAAAATAGCCGCTTATTGGGCAGTAGTAAATTATCGAGAAGCATATAATATGTTTGCTGTTAACTCGATTTCGTTCAACCATGAAGGGGTGAGACGCTCTGAGCATTTCGTTACTCGCAAAATTACCCGAGCAGCTACTAGAATTAAACTTGGTCTTCAAGATAAATTAACTCTTGGAAATCTTGAAGCTAAAAGAGACTGGTGCGACGCTCGTGATATTGCTCGCGGTCAAATGATGATGTTAGATTCTGATGTTCCAGACGATTATGTTTTATGCTCTGGCAAGTCTCGTTCAGTAAAAGAATTTGCTGATATTGTTTTT